TTCAACGTATGATTTTACTGATTTAAACCATCTTAAGTAGTCTACTAATTTAACTTCAGCCCACGATTTTGGAGAAATAATTTTCATGTTATCTTATGTATGTTTTTAATTGTGATTGTCCTGTTGTTATTCTACTTAAATCACCGTCTTTACCTACAATACTAATGTTGTAAACACCTGATTTATTTGTTTTTAATTTATTTAAAGCAACGTAACGTACAGCATCTAATGAGTGGTTAAACATATCTACTGGTTTATTTAGTTTATTACCATCTTTATCTGTCACCCATTTATAGTTGTTTATTTCCTTAATTATATTGACTGATTGTTTTGTAACGTGTAGTTTGTGACGTTTAAGTATATCAATGCCGTTTAAAACACTATCAGGTCCTTTTTGTGCTGGTTTAATGTTGAAGCCCATTCGTCTAATTTCTTCAATTGATTTAGGTTCAGCACTATCAGCTATTATCTCAATGTATTTGTCTACCTCATAATCACCTAATCTATTTGCTATGTCTTGATTAGTCAAACCACGCTCATATATTAATTCATTCAAATACAAATCATCATTGTCTTTCCATATTTCAACTAATGTAGTTGGATCATTGGTAAAACCAAAGTCCATTCCTAATGCTACTAACTTAGCGTTATTAGTAGGAATATCGTCAACAGGTATATACTGATATATACGATCAAAGGATCCTGCGAATTGACCCAATGCGTAAATTTGGTAATATTGCTGATCAGTATGTTGTAAGCGTTCGATTTCATAAACTTGTTCATCAGGTAAAAATGGATTATCCTTATATGTTGAATGTATAATAGTAATATCATCTCTATTTTCTAATTGGTCATTGTACCAAAACGTTTCTGATGGGTTAAAGTCAATAAACACCTGATTTGTTGTTCTGATGTTTAATTGAAAGAAATCCTCAGCACTTAATTCATTTGCTTCATTTACAAATAGTATATCACGCTTACTACCTCTACGTTTCTGCGCATCATCAATACTAAAAAACTCAATTAATGTATTATTTAATAGGTATGTGTTCTCAGTTTTATTGTGCAGTTCAACGTTGTATAAGTCTAGTTGTTTCAATATGTCAAAGAAGTCACGCATCACTGTTATTCGCATTGATGGCATTGACTTCCTGACAATTGAGATTACTAGTGGTTCTACTGATTCTAGTGCCTTAACAATCAATAATTGGAGTATTGAGTATGTTTTAGTGGAACGAGAACCACCTATATTGATTACAAAACGAGTATTAGCTTCCCAATTACGTTCGAAAACATTAGTTGCTTGTATCTTCAGCTCTCTTCCCATTGGCTACCTCTACGGTTATTTTTTGTATTGTGTTGTCACCTAATTCTATGTTCGTGTCTATTGAACGTAGTTTAGGCATTGTGTATTCTAGTAATCTAAGGTATAGTTCAAGGTATTTAGCTGGATTGTCTTCTAATACTTCACTTAATGCGCGTTGAAAATCTTCAACACCACCAGTAGTGATAGCAGCTATTGCTTCACGTAATTTCTTAGTGTCTTTACCTTCTGCTCCCTTAGGTCTACCTGTTGCTGTTTCTGATGTAAATGGCATGTTACGTTGTTTTACGTTGTCTACGTATTATAACCCACTATTGTCATTTTCATCCTTCTCAGCATCAACTATAGCTGGTTGTGGTAAATCGTCTTTAGGATACTGTACGTTTTCTCTATCTAACAAATGTGCTATTAGGTGTACGCGTGGGTGATTACCTACGAAACTAAAGTTAACTGCAGCTAATATAGCAACAATATCTTCAGCGCGTGTGATTTTATCGAAATCAATGTTGTAAAATCCGTTTGGATCAATTGCTGGTTCATCAGGACCACCTAACATATTTTTTTCATAGTCCATCTGATAAGTTGTTTCTTCCGTTTTCATGTGTGTTTAATTTTGATTTATAATATCGTCCGCTCATATTTTGATTGTAACATTTGTCACTTAACCAATTGTAGCGAATCATGTATTCAATTTCATAGTAGCTGAGTTCATAGCTGGATTCACAATATTGTAATACTTCCTTAGTGAATTTATCTTTACCCAGTTGTTTAATATCAGCTGTTAATTCTTTACTACTACCCCAATATTTCTCCCACGGTTTGCCTTTGCTTAGACATTTCTTCCCTATGTAGTACTTGTTGTTGGTTGTATTTGTTATTTTGTAAATTAGCCCGTAACTGTTTTGCATAACGTTTTTGTGCTTGAATAAATCTTGTTTTATGCCAATATTCTTTATACGATTTATTTACGCATTCTTTACATTGACGTTGTACGCCATCGTCTTTACTTTGACTACGTTTGTAGTATTCAGTGAGTGGCTTTAATTGTTTACATTTACTGCATTCTCTCATTTTGTATTATTATGTGTTGTAATTGCATGACTTTCATCTCCAACTGTGATACTTTACTGCGTGCTAAATCACGTTGGGTTTTATATATTGCTGCCCATTCCTTATAGTACTCGATGTTATTTTCTAAGCTGTCAACGTATTCCTTGACTGCTTCTTGTTCATTAACGTCCTTGTCCTCTATAACGCTTAGGCTTTTGTTCTGTTGGTCCATATGATTTTTTTGCTTTGCCCGTTTTACGTTTACCAAAGCTGATTTTATTGTTACTACCTGATTTTGATTTAGCCATACTTTAATTTTTTATGATATTCATGATTTGATGGATGCATATGTACTTCATTGCGCTTTACCATCTCATTTATTTCTTCAATACGTTTTAAATCTAATTCCCATTCTCTATATGGTCCAACTTTATTAATACGTTTAAATTCATCTGACTTGATAGGATCATATTTAATTTTACCACTGCGTATCTTATCTAATATAACGTTAAACTCCGCTAGTTCTCTTTTTCCTATTAGATTTTGGTGTATTGATGGTTGCTTCATAACTTGCTAACGTAACTTCTACTTTTGTTTTTAATTCTTCTAACATTTGATTCCAATACTTAGGTTGGCAAGTACATGGTTTAGCAGCACCAGGTGCTACATAACTCGAATAATAATTAAAAATCGGATCAACCAAATTTGCTGGTATATGATCTGTTATTTTAAGTAATAATTCTTTTACTTCTAGTGCTTGTGTGTGTGTCATATGTAACTTATTTTGCTTTAATTTCTTTAGGCGTTACTTTAGATTTTAATTCTTCTACTAATTTACCCCAGTTTTCATCATCTTGAGGTCTAATTGCTTCTGGATTAACAAATTGTTTATAATGAATGAATATTCTATCATTCCAACCGTTTTCAATTGCTTCTAATACTGTTTGTTTTTCTACTGTTGTCATTTTATTATAATTTAATATCTTTTTTTACAAATAATGTGTTTAACCACTCTTTACGTGTTTCACATCCACACGTCTCATAACCCATCTTGTGAGCTACATATTCAGCAATGCGTTTACCATATCCTAACGTAACGATTGCTATAAATTTTTCTACGATGTTACCTAACTTCATATTTGTTGTATTCTGGTTTGTATTTGTTAATATAATATTTTTCTCGTTCGCTTAATAATTTTTCACTAACATACTCTATAACACCCCACACATACGATTCTTTACCGTATTCATATATTTCACTAGCTATTGCTGTTGATCCACAAATTCTAGTATCTGGTTGGTAGTATGATAAGTGCTGTTTAACACGTCTATATGGTTTAATACTAGCGCCTATATAACTTTTTCCATTAATTATATTTTTGATCATATAAATTGCTGTAGGAACGCTTGAATGGTTTTTTTCAACCGCTTTGTGGTCTTTTTCAATATTGTTTTTATACCATTTAGTATTATACTCATATTTTTCTTTGAGGCGCTTTTGTGATGATATTTTAACTGCTTCAGTATCACAACGCTTACATCTGCTATTTAATCCATCTTTTAATGCTTTGTTCTTACAAAACAAATCATGTGGTAATTCTAATTTGCAGACATTACATGTTTTTTTTAACGTATTCTCTGACATTTTTCTTAGTTTTATTTAATTGTGTCCATATTGTGCTATTACTAATTCCAGTTGCATTGTGCAATGACTTGATACTGTGTCCTTCGTTGAT